CCAAAATTCATAGAATCTACAAATTTAGTTCCTGGTACACCGTTCAATGCTGCCCGCAAACATATGGGTTCCTTAAGTTCTGCCTTAAATCGATCAGGCAAACCCTTATATATTGTTCGTGCAAAACTTGCAGCACAGAGTTTAACTACATCCTCTTTAAAGCACATCTTTTTCTGCACCATAGACTTTAACCCTATATGTACAGCAGTGAAACCTCGCATAGGTGCGGGCGCAAACTCGCGCTTTCTACCATCCTCCAATAAAAAAGGAGTTAAGGGTGTATCCTTAGCCGTACTTTTGGGTTGTCTTTTAAATCCTCCAAAACTACCGAACACCTGGACGGTACCATCAGGGATATAACGAGCCGTACATCGCGGACTTATATCTGTTGTGAAATTCTGCCCTTCTAAAAAAGGTATGTCATTCTCCACAATAGGTGTGTTAAACCAATTGAGAGCTGATTCATAATCCTCTCTATAAATAGGCACAGATACTGCTTGTCTTCGGGTACCACCTAATATGTGTATTCCAGCTAAAACGCAAGCGTTTGGTTGCTGTACAACTACAGGTGAACCACACTCACCCTTGACAGTATCTCGTTCCACTTCAGACGGACACACATCTAAAAAGCTATTGAATTGTTCAATATGTTGCTTCTCCATAAAATGTGTACGTTTAGTCATAATATATTCTGTGGTACCATCTGATGATCGGACCACCATGCGACCAGGAGCATCCACAGTAAATCCCTTCTCAGGTAATAAACCACTGATGTTCCTACGTCCAGGCATATGATTAATCTCAAAGAATGCTAATTCCTTCTCTGGCACCCGCAAAATACATCGCTGGGCCATCTTAAAGGAAATGTTACCATTACATCCCTCGCTATTATTTTCATGGATAACCTGTAGATCAAAATATTCATCTAGAGGCAAGACATGATTGGGGACCACATAAAGGTGACCACTAAAACACACTGCTCTAAATATCGAGTGTTTTATACCTCCATGCGAAGTACGACACCAAACTACATTTCTAGCTACCAAAGCTGAACTTTTACTTAGACTCAAATTAGACCACGATTGACTTAGCCTACCGAGGAACTCACTTGGTTGATAGTCTGCCTTTCGCCACACGTTTTCCATCTCCTTCGCATTTGCGGGCATAACTCCAACATCATCTATGGATACTTGCACCTCAAAGGGTATTAATTCAGGACATTCTTTTCTCAAAAAATGCCAGGTTAAACCTAAGCCAGCGAAAAAACCCACACCTAATATAAAAAATTTAAGATATGGGTGCACTGCTGCGTAGGTCTCAT